CTCTACGACGACGGTGACGAGGGCGATGAGGCTGTGTGGGCTTAGGGTGAGGAGGGTGGGGAATTTTACGAAGGTGGAGGTGTTGGCAATGGGTGAGTGGTGGGAGTTTGGGAAGGGTGGGCGATGAATATTTGGGAAGGGATATCATGACTACTAATAATGAATGGACGAAGCTCAGAGATGGTGAGCCGGTGAATGAAGAGTTCCCGGTCATGGTCGGCCAATGGGATAAAAACCGCGGATGGAGGGAGCATGCGTGCTTTAGTTACGCGCACTTGGGATTGTTTGCCGACTGCCCGGAGTACACGCACTGGCGGAGTATCCGCGCCGATCCGCCGCCGCAGATGCAGCATGAAGAAGATGAGGCTGCGTTTGGGGCGTGGTGTGGACATGTGGAAGGGCAAAACGGCAACACGCGTTTCGCATGGCACGCGGGCGCATGGCACGCGGGTATCGCGTACGCCCGGGGAAAGGCCAAAGGGGGGGACGCCATGAATACACAAGAAACACAATGGAATCTGCTTAGTGAGCGCCTTCCGCCGAACGATGAGTTTCCCGTCGTTTTAGGCTGGTGGGGTGAATACGGATGGAAGGAGTATCCGTACTTCGTTTGCTCGCAGGTGGACTGTTTTAAGGACTACACGCACTGGCGCAGTATCAAAGTCAATCCACCGCCGAGGGTGAAGACACAGCGGGAGCTGGACGACGCTGCGTTTATGGATTGGTATAACTGTGAGGGCGCGGGTGATGCCGTGCGTGAGGCGTGGCACGCCGCACTGGCGCGCGAACGGGCAGAGGTCAAAAAGGTGGCACCATGAAGCAGCCAGAAACCAGCCACGAAGACGACATCACATGCCCGTTCTGCGGGCAGAAAGTGAGCGACTCGTGGGAATGCACCCTGGACGCAGATGTGTTTGTGACCGAATGTGACGATTGTGGACGTCAGTTTTCAGTCACCCGACACACGTGCGTGACGTACTCGACGACAGCAAAGGCCAACCGTAAAGGATCGAAATGAATACACCAGAAACACAGTGGAATATACTCAGCTCAAGCCCTCCTGGGTGGACAGAGTTTCCGGTCATGCTAGGAAGATGGGATGGCGACGTCTGGATGGATTATGCGTGCTTCAGTTGCTCGCAGCTGGCACTGTTCAGCAACAGCACGCACTGGCGGAGTATCAAAGCCGCACCGCCGCCGCAGATGCGGCCACAGTGGGAGCTGGATGAAGAGGCGTACTCAAAATGGCACGCCGTTCATGGGGCGTCCGGCAACACGCATTGGGCGTGGAACGCCGCACTGGTGCATGCATGTTTGCAGGCCAAAGGGAAGACGCCATGAAGATGCCAGAAGCACAGTGGACACTACTCAGCGCACGCCCTCCGTGGAACGAGGAGCTTCCTGTCATCGTAGGTGGGTGGGGGGAAGATAATTGCTGGAAGTATTTTTTTTTGTGCTCAATTTCTTCGCTCCGGGAACTCGTAGGAACCCACATCTACACGCACTGGCGTAGTGTCGCAATGCGTCCGCCTCCAAGGGTTCTGACGCCGGCGTGGCACGCGGGTCCGGATGCGCCACCGCCGAAGGTGAAGACGCTGGTGGAGATGCAGTCGGAAGCGATGCAGTGGGAGTTGGACGAAGCGGAGTTGGCGCAGTGGGTTAACCGTGAGGACGCGGATGATGCCATACGTGATGCGTGGCACGCAGCACTGGCGCACGAGCGCGCAGAGATCGAAAGGGGGGCACCATGAGAGTGCTTGTTGGGTGTGAGTTCTCAGGGGAGGTCCGGCGGGCCTTCAGAGCACGCGGTCACGAGGCATGGTCCTGCGACCTGCTGCCGTCCGAGGACGGATCACCACACCACATCCAAGAGGACATTCGAGGCGTGCTGCTCGAGGGCTGGCACCTGCTCATCGCCCACCCGCCATGCACGCACTTGGCCGTCAGCGGGGCAAGGTGGTGGGCATCCAAGCCTCCGGGCCTCCAGTCCTCCGCGCTGGACTTCGTTCGGCTGCTGCTGGATGCGCCTATCGAGCGGATCGCGGTGGAAAACCCTGTGAGTGTGATTTCCACCGCGATCCGAAAACCAGACCAGATAATCCAGCCGTGGCAGCACGGGCATGGAGAGGTCAAGGCGACCTGCCTGTGGTTAAAAAACCTGCCGACGATACAACCTTCAAACATTGTGACCGGGCGAGCTGCGCGCGTGCACCGAATGGCCCCAGGACCGAACCGCTGGAAAGAGCGATCCCGGACGCTCTCTGGTATCGCTGCTGCGTTTGCAGCGCAGTGGGGTGGGAAATAATATGAGCACCCAATTCAGTAAGGACCGCACCGTGACCGCGCGCGCCATTGCGTCGTGCGTATACTGCAAGACCTCAATACCGATCGGAGAGAGGTACGGGAAGCGGGTAGGCGTGGACGAAGGCGGATTTTGGACCATGAAGTTCCACCCGGAGTGCGACGCTTACGCGACCGCAAATTGGAAGCCTGGAGACTGGAGCGATTGTGACTGGGAGGAGGCATTGTTCGCACGTCCAATTCCGACGAGCTGGAGGGCACCATGACCACCGAACAACTAGCCGCGGCTATATCGTGGGTTAAAACGGGCGCTCTCACGCCTGTACAAAGGATGGCACTGTCCGTATGGGAGCGCGACCACGAAAGCTTTTCGAGGGAAGTAGCGGTGGGGGAAATCCTCGTCGCCGCACTAACCGCCGCGCAGGAAGACTTCCTGCGATTGGAGTTGATCGAAGGCAAGACGACGCAGGGTGGATGGCGGTTGATCGAGACCCCTGGCGAGCATCACGTGGTACAGCTAAAAAGTGGCTGCAAACCCGGATTTGCTACCTTACGCGAAGCACTGGAAATCAGCCATCACTGAATACACACCATGACCATCGAACAACAGCTAGACGCGGCCAACCGCGAATCCATCATAGCTCACGACTCTATTGAACGGGTCAGAAAAGAAAATAAAAAGCTCACCGCCGAAAATAAAACCCTCGCCGGCGAACTCATCGAACTGAAAGAAGATATTCGCCAAGTGCGCAGCGCATGGGGTGGCGACACGTACGGACATCTTAATTTCCGCGATAGCATGGATGCTTTTTGCGGCGATGTCGCCGACGCAAACAGCACGCTCGCCGCCACAGTCATCGCTCTATGTCCGTATCCGGTTCCCTGCGATTTGATGGGAAAACACGGAGCAACTGCCCGGAACGCACTCGCCTTCGCCGCCGCCGAAGCCTTCGCAAAGGCCATGGAGGCAACACCATGACCATTAAAGAACAGCTCAACGCGGCCAACCAAGAAATCGCTTTGCTCACCAGCGGATTCCACGCGGCCTCTCGGTGGATGGACGAGGAACGTGAAAAACTCACATCCGAACTCGCCACACTGCGCACGGAATTGGAGTGGCACGTCGAAGAGTACAAACACCTCACATCCGAACTCGCCGACGCCCAACAAAAGATTGAGAAACTCACCGCCGAACTCGCCACACCACGGAGGGACGCCGAACGGTTATACGCGTTGTCCCAGTCGTGCGAAGTGCATTTCTCCGCATCTGAGCAGCGGGCCATCGGCATGCTTCACAAAGACATCAAACTAATCCTCAGCAACACAGCAACGAAATGAAACTCGAAGAACAGCTCGCCGACGCCAATCTTGCGTTTGTGCTACTCAAGGACCAACTTGCCACAGCTCACATATCTCTGGAGTGGCACCGCGTACGGCGGAAAAACCTCATTGCGCAACTCGCCGAGCTCAAGGAGGCGTTTGGAGCGCCACTGTATCACGCCGCACAATTGCGGGAGATTGATGATCCCCGAAAAGATGAAACACTGACCTTTTTGGTCGCACTCCACCACGCTTTCACACCATGACCACCGAACAAGGAAACCACATTATGACCATTGAAGAACAGCTCAACGAAGCCAACAGGATAATCATTCGGCTTATCGACGATCACGCCACCCTCGGTGCGGACAGGCTACGGCTCGACTGGATAGAGGAGCATCGACGCACCCTGCACGCTCTCGACGATGGAGGGTGGCAGTGCGGGCGCTGCAGAATGGGCACCGTAACAACCGCACGTGAAGCGATCGACGACGCCATGAAGGCAAAGCCATGAACGAATACCTCAGCGTCGCAGGTTTGATCGAGCAGCTCCAGCGACTGCACCCAGGGGAAATTACAGATGTGGTTTCGATCCGCCGCAGTAGCAAGCCGGGCTCATTCTGCCGAGTCATACTCACGGTACCGTCTGGGTTGTCTGAAAGCGACGTGGAGGAATTGGAGGCGAGGGCGAGAACTGCAAGGCGGAAAAGCGATCAAATGGAAGTCAGAATTTACAACCGGCAAAAGCGCCTTACATCGCTCAATATTGCGATCGCCCAAAAAACGCTTCCGCTACCATAACACTCTCCCGCAAAAACCATGAGAACCCACGAGGTTGACGAATTCCTTAACCGCTACTTTGCATGCTGGGAAGGGCGAGATTTCGCGTCCGGATATTCCACGCTCCATGCGGCATGGGACGCATGCGATCGCGTGGACTGGCTGGTTTGGGCACGATTCTATAGCGTCCCGGCTGATCGGGGAAGCCTGCGACTGTTCGCGTGCTGGTGTGTTCGCGAGACTCCGCTCGGCGACGGGAGGAAAGTTTGGAACCTGCTGACCGATCCACGGAGCCGAAACGCGGTGGAGGTCGCTGAGCGTTTTGCCGTGGGCAAGGCGACGAGAGAAGAGCTCGCAGTCGCCTACCGTTCCGCCCGCGACTTCCCCCTCTCCGTAGCAGCCGACGCAGCAGCCGAGGCAGCCACATCATCCGACTCCACCTACGCAGCCGAAGCCCTTGCCGCCGCCTGCTCCTCCGCCGCCTGCGGCACCGGACGCTACATATCCGCTGCAGCCCAGACGTTCCAGCTCACGGAATTTCGCCGGCGGTTCAGTAACCCCTTCAAACCAGAAACACCATGACATCGCCGATTAAATTCGGCCATCGACCACTCTCCCGCGCAAAGAAACGGTCAAGGAACAGGAGACCTGGGGAACCTTGGCGATTGCGCGGGAACAATTTTATCCAAAATGACAATACCAAAACAATTCACACAAATCCTTCCGCCGACCGCCGGCCTGACATTCGGCGAGGCCGACGCACCACAATGGGTCGCCGTGCGTTTCGACGGCCAAATCGACATTCGCTCGGGAATGTCTCCCTACTCACTCAAAACCATCGCACGATGGCCCGGCAATTGGGCATGGTGCCTCCATTCCGAGCTCATGGGGGTGATCGAGCGGGGAACGGCCGAAAACCCCGCCACGGCGACGGAACCACCCAGCGACCCACAATTGCTGGCCAAGTACGACGCGCTGAAACTTGCCTATGACGCCATTGTGGCCAAGGACCATAAGCTCCACTCCCATTTCGATGAAATGCTCGGAGAGGCACGAAGGCTGACCAAACTCATGGGCGATATGCTCACGTACATGGAGGATACGCGATGAGCTCAGCAAACGACCCCGTCACCCTCGTCAAGGCTGTGGCCGAAGGAAAGAAGATTCGCAGCCGAGACGGACTGCAGAACAAGCTCATAAAGCGGACGAGGCCCAAGCATCAGACGGGGGATCCGCCCTTGTGGGAGGACTGGGGCGAATTCGCGCGAGCGGTGGACAAAGGGTTTGAGAGGTTCAACGAAAGGCGAGGAAAGGAAAGCGCGCATGCTGAAGCTCACAAGAATTGACCAGTGGAGGGCGGCGCTACTGGCTGAAAGAAAGCGGGCATCGTGGCTGGCAATGCTGGCAGCGCTGGCGTCTGGGCCAGTGAGTCGTGATACGTGGCGCAGGAGGATGCGCGTGTGCCAAACGTGCGTGATCTTTGACCGGACGCGAAAGGTATGCCGATCGCCATTCCCGGCATACCGGCACCTCGGGTGCGGGTGCTACGTCCCGTTCTTGGCGATGACTAGGGCACCGTACAAGAATGGGTGCTGGGGCAGAACGGTGGTGGGAGGCGAACTTGGATGGGGGACTGACCAAGAAGACCCTCCTGTCGTCTGATTGAAAACCCGTCCGTCCGGGTTTTTTCGATCACTCAATCAGGGCTGAAGGAGGCAACTCAGAGTTGAGGACCGCACGCTCGGCGGACAGGTTCCGAACCAAGGCGCTCATATTGGAGAATCCGCTGGGATAGCGGGTGCGCAGCTTGGCAATGTTGGCGTCAGCGCACTGTTCGAGGGTGAACCCGTATCGTTCGGCGAGGGAGCCAATCATGCGTGTGAGGGTGCGCAGCATGTCGATGTAGGCACCGGTGGGAATGTAGTTCTCGTAGGCGATCGCCTTTTTCTGGGCATTGAGGATCTTGCCGCAGATCTGAATGATTGAGTCTGGGCTCGAAACGACGATTGGGTTGGTTTCCCACTGCTCGGAGCTGAAGATGTCGGAGAGGTTGATTTTGAGGCCACGGCACATGAGGGGTATGTACCAGAGCATGTCGCCAACCTCCTCTTTCATGTTGACGACATCACCAGAGGAGAATGCCTCGGCAAGTTCGATGGCTTCGGTCATCAGGCCAATAGAGGAGTGGAGCCGGTCAAACGCGCACTCGTCAAGAGAGAGCGTTTGGAGGTTTGCGGTGCGCAGTGCGCAAGGTTGGTACTTGGAGACATTCATGGTATGGTCAAAGCAGGCAGGCGTTGATCATGTCGTCGACATGCTGGATTGTGGAGGTCAGCGAGGTTTCGACATTGTTGAGGGAGCCGAGAAGCCCGCTTGATTCGGAGTCTTTGACGTCCCTGCCGTTCGTTGTTTGTATTGGAGGTAAGAGCACGAGTGCGAATGTCTTTTCCAGAATAGAGAGTCGGTCTTGAAGCACGCACATTTTATGGTGGATGCCTTCGATTGACTCGGTGATCTGTCCATTGTTGCTCGTGCGGAGGTTTTCGGGTGGAGGTGTTGCTGGTGTTTCTTCTCGCGTTTTAAGGCCAGATCCTCGAAACTGATCTACGTTGCAGAGGGTGGGTAGGGAGTTCCCGACGCACCGGTTGAGTTTAGGAGTTGGTTTGCTCATGGTTGTTTTGGATTTGATCGGGCAATTTTGTGGTAGACTTGATCGAAAGGGCGTGTTGCCCGTCGATTTCTTTTGCGGAAAATTCTAGCTGCCAGAAAGGGGCGATGGAGTCGGCGTCCTCGAACACAACGGCTTCGCCGCCGAGTCGATTGACCAGTGCCCAGATGATGCGGTTGGATTGAAGGTTTCGGCTGGTGATGTCGCGCAGGTGCGATAGCTCGATGCTGACCATTTCTGTGTCAGGATTGCTGTGTTTGTCCGCCGTCTCCGGCGGGTTTGTCGGATGTTTGTCGTTTGAGCTCACGTTTATGGTTTCGGACCAACTGGTCCAAATCTATGGGGGCACACATGAATTTTTCCGTGTACTTAGACGAGCGCCGGTTCCGCTCAATTCCGATCATCATGCGTCGGGCTCCGACCTGCTTGATGATGGCTTGGAATCTGCCGGATGAGAAGAGCTTGATCGCTTCCTTGGATGTTATTTTCATTTGCGGTGTAGTAGCCAGTGTTCACGGATTTGCATCCCAGTGCCGGTGAGGCGAAGCCTCCCGGTATCCATAACCTCCATTCTGCCGTCTTCGATCCAGTCCGACCTGCGGCGGGATGATTCAGCTTTTGGCATGCCGCACATCGCGGATGCAGCGGAGAAGAACTCCTCGAACGTCTGGCCGAAGTCTTGGGTGTCCTCGGGGAAGTATGAAGCCATCTCGCCGTCTGAGCAGGAGAGTTTCTCGCGCCGGCGCTTTGGCTCCTCCTTCACGGTCGTAGCTGGCAGCTCCTCGATGCGGGGTTCCCAGTATAGCAGGGGGAGAGGCTTGGCTCGGCCAAGAATGTTGATCTTGCCTCGCGAGTGCCGGATGGGGATGCGCGTGGTAACTTCCCAGTCTGGGTTACCGGCTGCATCCGTGATCTCCTTTACAACTCCAGCGCGCTTGCCTCGCTTGGCGAGGTGTAGATCGAAACTCCCCTCAGTGGTGGTGGCCTTGAGGACAACGACGGCACGGGCCCAATTGACCAGATCGGCCGACCCGGCTGCCTCGTACATGATCTCGTTCCATTCCCGGGTACCCTTGTCTTTTCCGGTCGCCGGCTTTGGGGTGTGATGAACGATGATGTAGGCCCACCGATCCTGATTATTGATGCCGGCCAGCCCTTCGCGGCAAAAGCCGCCGACCGCTTGGGCATCCTTGATGTCGCCGTCCATGTAGGCGTGCAGAGGATTGAGCCAAACAAGGTCAGGCTTGACGTAATTGCACAGCATTTTCAGCTCTTGGAGGAACCGGGTGCCACGGGCAACTTTCTCGGTGCGGATTATGACGTTTTTCCGAACGACCTTCACGTCTTCCTCGCTCAATTTCTGGCCTTCGACGATGGAACGCCAGACTTCGCCAACGTCGCCCTCCTCGTCTTCGGCTTGGATGTGAAGACTGACGAGCTTTCGAGCCGGCTGGATGCCGAGAAAGTGCCGGCCTAGCCCCCACGCGACGCTCGCTTGGTAGGCCAGCGTGGACTTGCCTATGCCTGACCCACCAACAAGCAGCGATCCATGCCCACGGCAGAGGAATCGGTCTCCAATGAGTGTGGCGTCATCGTTATCCATCGGCGGAATAAACTCTGTGATCGGCTTGAGCTTTTGTCGAACCGTACGCTGCGACCGGATAGCGTACAACGATGCCTCTGCCTCTCCCAGAGCATCCTCGAGCAGAGGTCCATCGCCAGACCTGTATTGCGAAGCCTTTTCAGCGAGCTCGAACGCTGAAGCAATCATGAGCCTGGCGGCCTTCATGTCTCTCACTGTGCGGATGTGGAGCTTGGCGGTCGCCGTGGATGGCAGCTTGTCTGAAATCCGAGCGAGGTTTGCGTAGCCTCCAAAATCCTTGATTGCCGACCCCGCTTCCGCAGCCAAACTCTCTGGGGAGGTCGGACGTCCGGACAGGTAGAGCTCTACCTGCTTCACAAAAATGGCGCGCGTGACAGAATTGTGGAAACAATCTGCCGTCAGCCCTCCAGCTATGCAGTCCTCGACGGTTTTCCCGTCGATCATGATGCAGGAGATTACCGCCTCTTCAGCAGGGACTGAATTGGGAAGCTCCAGCTTCAATCCTTTGATCCCTTCCTTGCTATCATCGCGATAGCAGCCTCGTCGCGTGTCATGTTTGATCCATCGACTCCGAGCTGGTTCAGAAAGTGCAGTTGCCGGAAGGTCGCAAGCCCCCTGCGGTGCCGTTCGAGCACGCGCAAAATCAATTCGGTGGCGTGCCCGCGATAAACCACCTTGGAAACTTCAAGTCCGTTGCCCTTTAGGATGGTAAGCTGCTTTTCAGTCGGGGCTAGGGCGTCGTTGGCTGTCGCGGGCTCGTACTGGGCGAGGTCTAGGTCGTGGGACTCCACTGCAACCTCCATCGGGTCGATGGTATACGCCTTCTTGCGGGCGTTCTTCTTGACCTCCTCCTCCAACTTCTTGAGTACGTCGCGCTCCGCCCGCTCAGACAGGTCCATCAGGTCGCCGTCGACCTTCTCCATCTCTTTTTGCACGGATGGCTGGCTCGCCACCAGCGCGGACGGCTGCACGAGGCCGTGCTTTTCGTACAGCCAAAGAAAATCGAAGATCCTGTAGCACGGCTTGCGCGAGTTTTTGATGATCGCCAGCCGCTCGAGGGCGTTCGCAGCCTTGCCAAGCGCAGGAACGATCTCGTTTAGCGGTCTCGCGGCACGTCCAGCCATCTGAATGAACAGCGACCGTCTCTTAGTTGGCCGGAGAATTACCATTGTGTCGATCGCGTCGTGGTCGAACCCCTCAGTAAGCACCGCCATGTTGCAAAGCGCACGCGACTTCCCGGCCTTGAACGCTTTTACGACGGCCCGTCGCTCTGGCCTGTCGCCGGAAACCCAATCGGCGGTGACGCCCACGTCGTTTAATGCCTCCGCCATGAGCCGAGACGTATCGACCGAGGGAAGAAAGAACATGAACGTGCCGTTTGGCGCAGCGGCCTTCACCTGAGAGGCGATTTTCCCAAGGAATGGAGCCAGTCGAGCGCTCACTTCTGTCTGGTCTAAATCTTCCCCTTTGGTGTGGACCCCGTTTAGGTTGATCTCCAAGGGCATCGTCTGGACGACGGGCCGAATCAGCCACCCGTCCCGCACGGCGTGGCGCAGGTTGTACTCGAACGCGACCCGTTGATAGAAGTCTCCGAGCTCTCGCTTGTCTCCTCGGTCTGCGGTTGCCGTCACTCCAACGATTTTTGCGCCACCGCTGGCAAACTTCTCGAGAACCTTGAGGTACGAGGCGGCCATCGTCCGGTGCGCTTCATCCACCATGACGAGAGTGAAGTGGTTGGGCTTCCATGAGCTCAGCCGCATCTCTCCGCACATTGTCTGAACCGACCCAACGACAATTTTCTCGAACCTTGAGGCATAGCTTTCGGCCTTTTCCTTGGCCGCGCCGATATTGGCGAACGCCTGAATCTTGTCGCGTAACTGATCGATGAGCTCGTCGGTGTGGGCCAGTGCGAGAACCCTTCCTCCCCGCTCCACCTCGCGCTTGGCAAGAATGGCCATCAGCGGAGTTTTACCGGCACCCGTGGCAGCGACAACCAACTGCCGTCTCACGCATCCATCCGCATCCCATCCATCCTCGATTTTTCTAATCGCGTCGGCTTGGTACGGCCTCACGCCGTAGGCACGCTCAAGAGATACCTCCTGCGCGGGGATCGGCATGGAGAGATCGTCTTCGAGGTCAAAGAATTCAGCCAAGTTGATTGAAGACATCAGAAAAAATCCATCGGGTTAGCTTCAACGGCTGGCGAGCAAAGCGGGCAACTCACACCATCCATCGGGATTGCCTTCCCAAAACGCCAGCAATTTGGACAGTATCCGTCCTGGTGCTTGGTGGAGTGGTCCGAGGGTGACTTCAATGCGGGGAACTGTGGCATAACCTTTGGCAAATATGGCGACGCAGACTTGAGAGTCGTTTTTGAAAAAGCCGCATTTGGCGAGTGCATCTACGATGAGTTTTCCGGTGTTGTCGGCATCGGGCTTGGTTGTTTTCCACGTTGAAAATTCGAGCTCGGCGAGTTGGTCTGCATGCTTCTGCATGAGCGCTTCGGTCAACGGAAAGTAGACCGCAGCAACGACGAGCACAGGCCCCTCCAGCGGAGCGGCTGGACTGTGCTTTGAGGCAGTCGCCATGATCCGTCGCATCTCCGCTTTCACGGCGGCCTTCGTGTATACGATGCCGCGCCTGAAAGATATCCCTTTCTGTTGCGAGGTGTGCGAGCTCGGCTCACCGGGGATCGTAAATTGGATCCTCGATGACCGCACTACGGCATGCTCCTTCTCGGCCATTAGTACAGATGTCAGGCTCATAGCCACTGAAGCTCGATTGTTGGTGGTCGAACAATCACCCCTCCTAGGTTTTCCTTGATCCACGATTGGCAGGTTGCCACGTCCAGCTTCTTGGACGTCTTTTGAAGTCCGGCCTGCTTGTGGAGAACCTCCTCGATTTTCGTGAGGGATGGCTTGAACGCCGAGATTGCGTGCAGCGATCCAACCCGGATGGAGAGCTGCCGGTAGGCATAGTCTGGGTCGGTGATTTGCCGATCGCCAAACGCGTCGAGGGCGACGACGCCGCCGCCCTCGAATTCGATCGTCTCGCCGATCTTCTTAGCCAAGCGCGCCGTGAGTGCCTCGGTGAGTCGAACAATCGGGAAGCTGATCTTGCGGCCGGAGGCAACCACCGAGGCAAGTTCCTCGTCAGAACCGAATGCGTTGAGTGCTTCGATGCCCTCTTTCGTGAGTATGAGTTTCATTTTCTTGATCTCCGCGTGAAGGGCGGGGCAATAAAGGCATGCGTCGCAGTAGTGGCACTGCTTGCCTGTTATAAGTGTGTAGGGGTTGTCGAGCGAAGCGTTGCCGCGGCGTTCGATAATGGACGTTAGAGACTCTAGGTCCGTCACGGTGCTTTCCGTGGTCCGGTCCGGTGCCGCTGGTTGGTGGATGCGGAGAATGACCGTCTCCAACAAAGGGATGCACGCCTTGAGCTGGACGGCATAGTTGGCGATCTGCCAGTTTTCGTCGGCAGCGTCGACTTTTGCGAAGCCGCGCTTGAGGTCGTTGACGACGGCGATCTTGCGGTCGGGCGAAAGAGCGTAGACGTCGATGTGTCCTGTGCTCTTCCACCGATCAAACTCGATCGACACTTCCTGTTCGACGAACAGGGCGTAGTCGCGAGGCGTCATCTCTAACACACGGGCGATATACCACTCCACCACCCACTCGTCGTAGCCACTTGGCTTGAAGTTTTCGGGCAGCTCGGGCTTCTCCACGAGGCCAACTGCGCCAAACTCCTCAACCAGGCGGCGTGCCCCTTCGTAGTGGCACCATGAGCCGGCCCACTGGGCTGCGTGGCCTTCGCGAGGCGGGAGTGCTCCATCCTCCTGCGCCTTACGCTCAAGAGTCACGGAACCCGGGCACTCCAAAACTCGGTCGAGCGACGACGAGCGGAATGATGGTTTCATATCAGCGCCCGATGACTTCCACGGAGACGATGAACGGCAGTTTGACCGCTGGGTCCTTCCGCGACGGCTTGCTGCCGATCACGACATCAACCAACGTTCCGACTGGCGGAAACGTGTCTGGCGATCCCTCATACCAGACGTTTTCTTTGACTCCAGACAACAGCACTTTGCAGAACACTCGGTTGCCCGCGTTGACGCGAATGACTTCGTCGACTTCGCAGCGGATGGCGTCGGCAAGGGTCGGTGACGGAGCAACGTTGGGCGCGTTTTCCGCCGAGGGCGTTGTATCCTGCTGCTGGGCTGCGGGCACCTCAGTGGCGTCCGGCTGCTGGGCCGGCTCTGAATGCTGGGCCGGCTGCTGTGCCGGCTGCTTGGCCGGCTCTGATTGCTGGGCCGCCTGCTCGCCTGCCTGAGCGGTGGGCGGAACGTCAATCACCGCTTGCTCGCTCGCTGAGACTCCCTTGCTGCGCTTTTTCCGTTCAGCAACCGGAGCTGTCGATTCACCGTCTGGAGCAGGAAGGCCGATGCGCTCGGCAACTTTCTCGGACGCTGGATCTACGTTGGTAACTACCACGTCAATCGACTCCTCCTCCGTCTGCATCCCCATCAGGATCTCCGGCGCGTACATGCGTCCGAACCACGCGGCTGCACGGTAACGCAGCATCAGGTCGCCCATCGTGGGCCACTTGCTGCCTGACTTGGTCCACCACCCTTCTAGGACCGCGATCTCGAAAGTCACTGGAGCAGACTCGATGCGTGCATCTTTCTTTCCATAATCTCCGGGGCGGTTGCGATCCCAAGCATACGCGATGACCTGCTTGTTGGCCTTGAGCTTCACCCCGCGAATGTCCAGCGGCCCAAGGTCAACCACTTCGTACTGGAGCGGGGTGAACCGTCCGCACGAGTTTATCGCCGCGATGATGTAGGACGCGGACCACGACGGTTTGCCGTGGATGACGTGGAGGTTTTGCGCGACCATAAGGGGCGAAGAGCCCGTGCGGGAAGCGATGTCCAGGACTATCACGCAGTTTCCCACGTTGCCCCGGTAGTTGTCGGGCAGCAGGGATGACTTTGAGAACATGAGCGCAATGCGCTCTGCTTGGGCAAACTGGTTGACATCAAAAAAGTCGATGCCGTGTGGCTTCGACGAAGCAGTGGGCGGAACCACTGGAGCGAATGCGAGTTGTGAATCAGCGTTCATGGGAATAAGAAGAAAATCCAGCGAGGGCGAAACCTCGCCGCAAGCGGGTATCGCCAAATGCATGCCTGATCACCAATCACCGGGAAGTGGTGATCGGGGCGGTTTGCTTTAAGATGTCGTCGATCGGCACGCCATTGGCGCGCAACTTCTCGACTAGCGCAGCCTCCACAAAGCTGCTTAACGAGTGGCTTAGAATACGCGCAGTCTGCTTCGCCGCCCTTGCGACACCGTGGTGGACCGTCACCGGCAGGGGAGTCTTGAAAATTCCCGGCTTACGTCCGGCCCCTTCGCGAATGCCTCCATGAGTGACTCGCCCTTTACGGCGGGTGCCCTTCCTTGTAGTGGGCAGCTTAGTACGTGTCATCGTCCCTTTGTTATGGGGCAATCACCCGCCATCAGTCCAGCAATTATTTTGTTTTTAATAGCAATTAAAACCAAGATTATTGAAGTAGCTGAGCTCCTAATGCTTAGGGGATTGAGTGGTGCTAGCTTTGCACGTGGGGAGGGGCGGTTTGCTTGAATAGCCCCCCAAAGGAACCGCTCCGGGCCAAGATGCTTGACAGTTGATTGTGCCGTAAGACAAACAGCGCGTGACTAACAAGGAGATCTACGACGCCATCAACCCAAGGCTCCAAGAGTTTTTCGATGGGTACGTACTGTGCGCCCTAAAGCCGAACGAAGATGGGTCGTGGGATAAGTTCATCGTCTTTGAGGGATCGCATTTAGACCGATCCATCGAGGAGAAGCTCAAGCCAATGGGCATAGCCGGATGGAACTGGGGCAAGGGAAGAACAACGTGGGTGATGGGGGACGAATAACATGGGCTTCAGCAAAGTCATCCTCATCGGCAACCTAACCCGAGACCCAGAGATCAGGAGCACTCCGTCCGGCACGCAGATAGCCCAGTTTGCGATCGCAGTGAACCGTAAGTGGAAAGACGTCGGTACCGGCCAGACGAAGGAAGAGGTGTCGTTCATCGACGTTGAGGCGTGGAGCAAGACTGCGGAAGCGATCGCCAAGTTTTTCCATAAAGGAGACCCCATTTTCATCGAGGGCCGCCTCAAGCAGGACTCGTGGGAGGACAAAACCAGCGGACAGAAGCGATCCAAGCTCAAGGTGGTCGCCGAAGGCTTTCAGTTCCAAGGGGTCAAGCGCTCCAATGGCGACGGAGATGTTAGTGACACGGAGGAAGCTCCGCCCGCCCGCCGGCAGGAGCACGCACCGAAGTCACAGCAAGATGACAACGAAGACCCTCCATTCTAATTGATGCCCAAAGTCCCAAACACCTGGCGTTGCTTTGCCGATCACCCTCCGGTGCTCGTGCGCCTGCTTGCACGCCGACGGCTCAACGGAAAACACGTCGAGGCGATGGCCACTGAAGACATCGCGATCGCCAGCGGCATTCCGCTGGACCGGATACTCGAAATCTCAAAGTCAACCAGTTGGGATAAAGTCAGCATGGGAGAGACGGAGCGATTCGTCCTCGCCTGCCGGTTTGACCCAACGTCACCCCAAGACCGTCACCGCTACCGATCATACAAACACAGATGTCAACTGAAGCCGAAGGCGAATTGGTTCCATTACCTAAAGAAGAGCCCCTGGTGGGAGACGGACTTCGCGCCACTGATTTCAATCCTGAAAGCGACCCGGGCGAAGACAAACTCCCCGACTCAATCCGCGCGCGCTGGCCAGAAGGCTATGTAACTTTAGAGGAGGCACACACCGAATGTCTGAAATGGCCGAGATACAGGGTCGACTTGAGAAGCTACTGGAAGGGGTGGTTCCGCCAGAAGCAGTCCCACAGGGGAGGGGACTGGCCCCGGGCTCTTCACGAGAGTCTGGCCCAGATCCGACTGGCGATAGCGAGGCACAACGAGCTGTTGCAGGAGTTCGCCTACGTCCGAGGGGCTCAGAGAGTCTCGTTGGCGGAGGTGGAGAGGAAACTGCTGGAGATCAGGGCCAAGATGATTCACGCGATGCAGATCAAGGACATGGTCATCCGCAAGCAGATCAAGTTCCACGAGGCGGACCAAGCCTACATCTCGAACAAAGTCCGTTCAGCGAATCGCATGATGGTCATGAGGGAAGCGAAGCGAGCGGACAAGCTCCGCAAGCTGAGGGAAGAGGCATCGAAGCTTCCGGGTTGGAGGGACGAGTCGATGACAAGCCTGAAGGAGTACCGGAAGACGCAGGGGTCGAAAGGCGGAAGACCGACCAAAAAAGAAGCAATGGAAACGGACGCGGAATTGTCGCTGACGGCATCTCTCGAGCCCAAATCGCCCTTGCCATCCAATCCAACCGAGGAGATTATAGCGCAGCCGCAAGAGCCCTCGGAGTTGGCTTACCCAGCCTGCGACAGCGAATCAAAAATGACCCCCAACTGAGAGCAGCATTCCTGTTCCGCGATGGGGTCGAGGGCCAACCCAGTGCCCTTGAGGTCGCCGTCCGGCGCGATCTGCCAATGCCGGTACAGGACAACGTCCTAGCCGACATCATCTCAGCCCAAGACAGAGAAATCCTCCGCAACGGCCTGCAGAACTCCGGCATTCGCCCCAGTACGATTGACAAGCTCCGGTCGTTTGATGGGTTTGCTGAAAACTCCGGCAAATTCCTCGCCGGCTCACTCGACTTGACCCACCGAATGATGATTTTCCAAGTGGTCGCCCTGTTCGAGTTGGCCGAACAGATCAAATCCAAGTACCTTGAGAACGACACACTCAGCCACGGCGTCCGCATTGAATGGCAAAAGGCGTACAACGAAATAGCGGAGCTCATCTCGAAAGCCTACGACCGGACACTCACCGGGACGCAGGTCATGGTAAACATCATGCGGAACCAGAAGGACGACAAGGGCGAGGGGAAGAAGCGTAAGCCGGCGTTCAAGATAAAGATGGCAGAACCCGTCAAAGATGCCGCCAAAAATTGATCCAAGTGCATTCCAGTACATCGGGGAAATGCTGGCTCCTCCGCCTCCTCCATCCTCGCCCGCGAAGGACCTCGATGATGCCGGCTGGTCGCCAAACCTAAACCCAAAGCAGAAAGAAGCTTTTGATTCTACGGCCAGATACAATCTCTGCTACGGGGAGAAGGGCTCGGGCAAAACCATCGGCGTTTTGCACTCAATGGTGAGGCATTGTTTCGAGAACAACAATGCTCTCGGATTGATTCTCGTCAAAATCAAGGCTATGGCGACCAAGGGCGGCGCATGGGACAAGCTCATTGGCCAAATCCTGCCAGAGTGGAAGGACGGCATCGGACTAAACCACTCCGATGTGAAGTTCGACTCCCAGCACAACGAATTCTTGTGGATTGAGAACCGCTACGGGGCTTGGTCGATGATTTGCCTGGTGTCCGCTCCACACGCACACCAACTTCGCGAGCGAATTCGAGGATATGAGCCATCGTTTGGGTTTGTGGACGAGCTCACAAGCTGCGAAACCCACGAATACGTAGTTGCTGTGGGCGCACAGATCGGACGCCGGCCAGGCGTGCTTGGACTTCAGCAGTATTATGCGGCATGCAACCCCGAGGGACCGTCTCACTGGGTCTATAAGAAGTGGTGGGAGTCCGCCTTTGATGAAGAGCTCGGCGAGTGGGATGCCGACTACGCAAAGTTCCACATCCCGATCCAAGAAAATCGACGTAACCTTCCAGACGGTTACGTCGAGGGTCTCGAGAAACTGTACCGTACTGACACCATCGAGGCCGACCGTATGTTGCGGGGCATCTGGGTCGACCGGCCGAGTGGTGACGCCCTATTCCGAGACTGTTTCAGTATCGCCGTCCATGTCCGACCGCTCAACGATGACGGACACCCATGTCAGAAGCGTCGGCTTATGCCAGACCCGGCATATCCATTCATCATCGGGATGGATCCAGGGTCCGTTTACAACGCGTACTCGTTTATGCAGTGGCTTCCCCCCGGCCCGGGCCTGCCTTGGGAAGATTCGCTTGGCTGGATGATCTTTGATGAGGTTTGCCTCTACAAACGTAAACTCAGTTACGAACAGGTGGTGCCAATCCTGATGCGCAAGGTGAAGTTCTGGAGGGATGTCATAAAAGCGAAACCGGCTCAGGTGTGGATCGCAGACAACTCCGCATTCAATCAGTTCCGGCCCGGAAACTCCTCCGGTGGGCACTACGACTCGCTGGAGATTGAGCATATCTACGAGGCCAAGCGCACGTTTTTCGGCCTCGAACCAGTAAAGATCAAGGAGGCTCCGAAATTCGCTGGGTCGCGCCAGATCCGCGTGAGGTTGGCGTCACAGCTTTGCATCGAGCAGCGCATTCTTATCTCCTCCCACTGCGTCAACCACCGAAACATGATGCTCAACCTCGAAAGTGAGCGGCAAAAGGAGGGAGGGGCGTTCGACCCGGACCTGGCCATGTCCCCCAAGCGATCCGACTACATCCACACGTTCGACGCCATGACGTACCCCATACTGACCTCGACCATCTCACCATCAAAGCTAAGTCCACAGCTAATTACCCAAGAGGTTGTCGCTTTGAGATCTTGACAGTCTGCTGTGTCATAAAACTGTGCATCCCACCATGACGACTGGACAAATCGACCTGAAGAAGAACCCGGAAGTCGCGGAGGTTGTTCAAGACCTTCCGCTCGGCACGAACATTACCATCTACGCAACGATCAAAAACAAAGACGAGCAGACGCTCGAGTACACGATCGAAGAGGTCGAGTCAGCCGGTGAGTCTGCGGAGTCGTCCAGCGATGCTGAGTTTGCTGACGATGAGGACGATGAGGACGATGACTCTGAATCAACCCGTCCGTGATCGGTATCACAAATCGCTGGAGCCAAGATTCCCAAACATCCGGTCGAAAGACCAGACGGTCGTAACTGCGCAGATCGACATCCATTATGCAGACCTGGGCGTCGTGGAACGATGGACGTGGGAGCGTTTCACCCGATTGGCGGCGTTCCTTAGACTGCAGCACGCCGAGCTCTCTAGCCTCATTTGCCTACCGCACACCGACATGCGAAAGGCCCAAAAGGACGATAAGTTTCATGGGTCGGCCGCCATGCTCCTCACGCTGATGGAGGCTCAGTTCATGGCCGACTACATCGGCACCATCAAAAACCCGTTCCCCGACCTCAATGCACTTCCAGAAGATCCTTGACCTGTACGGCTGCACGAACGCACGCCTTCGCGAGATACTCACAGCCACTGAAAAGTCGGAAGACGTGGCCATTCGGAAAAACATCGAGAAGCGGATCCGCTCCCGCATCGACGCAGGGCTCCATCGGTGCCTGAAGAACTCGACGATGTACCAAGCCGTGGACGTCGCATGGGATAGCCCGCCGATCCAGAAGGACTCGCTCCCTCTGTTGCTATGGGCGCAGGGCAAGGTCAGCCACTCGGCGATCCTCTCCACCAAAAACGGAGACGGAGCCTCGGTAATGAAGGATTACGTCACCAAAGACAGCGACGGAAACGTCAAGGTCGACCTGCCCAAGATTTACGAAATCTCCATCTCACTCATTCGGTCCTATGTCGCGCGGAGGCACGCCGCCCAGACGACGAAGTACGCCAACCTCTGGCCGTTCTTCAAGTATGAGCCCCGAGGGACAGACGACATCTCATCTCTTCAGGGCGATGCACTCTCCCAAGTGGTGGAGAAGATGAGCGACGACTTCAACTACCGCCATTTCTTTTCGCAGACCGACCGGGACAAGCTCCTATACGGATACAGCCTTGTGTTCCCCCGGCAGGCATGGACCCGTCGATACGCGTGGCGACCCAAGGCACTCAACATCAAGTCCGTGGACGACCTGTCAAAGGACGACGTTGAGTCCTACATCGAGGCCGAGGGGCTCGACTACGTTGCTCCGCCTGTCGCCCGCATCATCTGGGACAACTCAGCCCCGCTGGCGAACATCAACACAGAGAACGGGCCACGTTGGGTGGGGTATTGGGACATAATCCCGTACGGCACACTTGTCTCCGGCGGCCCTACCTACTTCAACCTCGATAAGGTTTCTCGTGGCGAGAGGTTCGGCACCCTCCTTACCAACTACCAGGCATTCTTCGAGTATTACTTTGACCCGAAGGTTTTGGCCTCGCCAAACACGTCAATGGACCCGGCGCTCGACAACGACCGCTCTAGCAACATCGGACGGTACACGTCCCAGAATTTGGACAGCGGCGTGCTGCACACCCAGTACTTTGAGAAGATCAACCCGAAAGAAGACAAGATCGGCGAGTACAACTGCGATGTCTGGGTGCGCTACACAGTCGCCGGAGACGGCACCGTTGTGGGGGCCGAGTGGATGCCGTCCATTCCAGCGGTTTATGGCGGCTTCAACCAAAACGACCAGCGAGACGCATCCGTCTCCTATGCGATGGAGCTCATGCCGTACCAGGACCAGTTGAGCAACCTGTTCACACAGATGCTGTTCAACATCAAAACCGGCATGCTCCAGCTTTGGCTGCTCGATAAGGACTCAATGGAAGAGGCGACGATCAAGTATTTTGAGGACGGTGCCAAGGCCCGCGACTTCTTTACCGAGCCGCGAATCCTAAAATACTCTGCCACCAAGCTCCGCGAGCTCGGGTATCAGGATCCTCGGCAGGCGTTTGCCATCGTGCAGGCGCAAGTCACGCAGACCGTTGAAACGTCGTATCAGGGCATCATGCGCCTTCTGGCAATTGTTGACCGGCTATCGAACACGAGTCGCAACGAGCTCGGCGAGTCTAATCCCCGTGAAATTAGCGCTACCGAAGCGCAGGAGATTAGCTCCACGACGGCGACGATGCACACGTTTATCTCAGACGGCATTGACGAACAGAGGTCGGCGGCAAAGCGGCAGGTATTTGAGTCCTACGTTTCGCGTGGATATGCGACTTTCGAGGCTCCAGTAATCTCCCGCTACACTATCGACACGATCACTGAAGCTGGCTTCGAGTTGTCGCGAAAGAGAGACGTCGCTCCCGGCACCGTGATGCCGGCCAACACCCTCATCAGGGGCAGTATATGGTCACTGATTTACAGTTACGCGTTCGACTCGCGCGACGGATCCGAGCGCTCAAGCAACCCGCAGTCCGCTCAACTTCTGGTCCAGCTCGCCCAGATGATGCTTGGCTCCGAAATGCTCATGCAGGCGATGGGGAAGCGTCGGCTTTACGCGCTGTTCAATACTATCGTCCGGCTTTCTGGAGCAGGATGGGACCTCAAGCTCGAGTTGGACCCCAACGAAGGGGAGGAGCTGGGGACAGGGAAGGACGAGATGGCCCAGGTCGTTCAGAAGATCCAGCAGATCGAGCAGGTAGTCCAGC